AGCTAAGACATTAGATAGTCAGCAGCAAACAACACGCAAACTTGTAACATCGAGGTTCATTGCTGAAAGGCGAAGTTAATGGCGAGAATACGCGTACCGCTAAACAACTTTTCTTTTGGTGAAGTTAGTCCGTCACTGAGATCTAGGACAGATAGTCCTGTCTATGTTGCGGCTGCGGAATCTGTAAAGAACTTTTTTATTCGTGCAGAAGGCGGCGTTATTAATCGCCCTGGCACTAAGCGCATCTATGAGTTTAATCACACATATGATTCTTCACTGCCTCAACAGATACGTCTTGAGCCGTTTGTTTTTTCTGATGATGAGAAGTATATCATTGCATTCTCAGATACTCGCATCGACATCTTTCGGATCGATCTCGCAGGAGCCGTGTCCTTTGTTCAAACCCTCACTGTTGATGTCAATGGTGATCCTGTTCCTGTTACTAATGCTAACCTAAACCAGATTACCTACACACAAAAAGGTGACTTTATGTTTATTGCTCACCGCACGTTTTTGTGCCGTGAGTTGGTGCGTACTGGCTTGACTAGCTTTGAGATGCGTCTGTTTGAGTTTGACGAATCTATTGATGGCAACAAAAAGTATCAGCCTTATTATAATTTCCAAGGTGCAGGCACAACCATAGGTGCTAGTGCATCTAGTGGGACTGTTACGCTTACTTGTTCACAGAATTATTTTGATACAGCACATGCTGGAACAAGGTTGCTGATTGGCGAGACTGAGGCAATTATCAGTGCTTACATTTCTGCTACTCAAGTAACAGCCGTTCTTCAAGGCACACTTAAAACGCAGCTAGATATTGATGCGCTTAAAACGAAAAAGGATTCTGACAAGATAGAAGTCACTCATGTACTGCATGGCTTGGCTAACGGTGCGACTGTTGTTATTGCAGAAGCTGGTGGCCTTGGCGGTATTGGTGCTGGCAATATTAACGGCACAAGAACCATTAGCCGGATCATTGATGCTAATAAATATGAAATAACAGCGGCGTCCTCTGCAACGTCCGAGGCTGACGGTGGAGGCTCTCCAACGATTGAAAGCTCCTCCCCTACCACTGAATGGTACGAACAGTCCTACAGCAGCTACAGAGGCTTCCCACAGGCTATTACATTCCATGAGGATAGGTTGTGGTTTGGCGGTACGCCAAGTCAGCCTGACGGATTATGGGGATCAAAGACTGGACATTATTACAACTTTGACATTGGCAAGGCTGAAGATGATGACGCTATCGACATTGATGCAAGCGTTGGTGTCACTAACCAGATACGTCATCTTGTGTCTAACCGTGACTTGCAAGTGTTTGCATCGCAGTCAGAGTTCTATGTGCCTGCTTTCCAAGACGCTCCTGTTACACCATCGAAAGCAAAAGTATCTTTGCAGACACCAGTTGGGTCTGGGTATGTAAGGCCGCAATCTCTTGATGGCGCGACTTTGTTTGTGCAAGCAACAGGCACAGCAGTTAGAGAGTATATCTTCTCTGATAGCGAGGCTGCTTACACATCTACTATGGTGTCTTTGCTTTCTAACCATTTGGTTAGCAACCCTGTTCAGATGACTACACTCAAGGGTTCGCTTGCTCGACCGGGCGCGTATGGCTTGTTCATTATGGATAATGGTGAGGTAGCTGTATTCCATAGCTTGCGAGACGAGAAGCGTGCCGGTTGGATGCGCTGGAATACTGAAGGCAAGTTCCATTCTATCTGTGCAGTAGATGAAGATTTGTTTGCTGTCTCTGTCAGAGACGATGGCAGTGGAACAGATAAGCTTATCTTAGAGCAGTTTGATACATCGATGAAGATGGACTTTGCTGCTGATTTTACTGGCACTGCTGGTGTATTCAATGTGTCTTCTCACTTTGCAAATGGTGCAGTAGTGCATGCGGTAGATGGCACAGAGTATTTAGGTACGTTTACTGTAGCTGGTGGTAACGCAGATGTTAGTGCTGTCAAGCTTTCTACGTCTGTTCAGATTGGTTATCGCTTTATCCCTGAGATCAAAACGCTGCCTATTGATGGCGCGGTTCCGGGCGGGCCTCTAACTGGCAGACCTCGCAAAATAACAATGGTTACTTTGGATCTTGAGGGAACATTAAGTGTATCTGTCAATGGCACAGACATGCTTTTGCGAACAGTAACTCATACTGTTGGCAGTGGTATTGATCCTGTTAGCGGCAAGGAAGAATTTAGAGTGCTTGGGTATGACAAAGACCCACGCGTTACAATTTCTCAATCTGCACCATTGCCTATTCAAATTAATGGTCTTGTAACTGAGGTGGCATTCTAATGAGTTTGATGATAGCGGGTCAGGTTTTAAGCCTGTTTGGATCAATGCAGCAGGCATCAGCGCAGCGCGCTCAAGCGGCTCGCATTGCCGAACAGCAGGAGTTTAATGCAAGGCTTGAGCGCATTCGCGGTCAGCAAGAGCATAATGATCGCCTTGATGCATTTGAAACCTATCGCTCAACAGCTAATTCTATTCGTGGCACAAGCAACCGTGACGTTAATGATCGCTCGTTTAAGGCAAGGGTTAATGCAGGCAAGAGTAAAAGCACTGAGCAGATTGACCGCGCCAGAACGCAAAGCATGTTTGCTGAAAACCGTATGCGCTATCAAGCAGAGAACACTAGAAGTCAGGGTGCAATCAACGCCAACGCAACGATGATGGCTGGCATGGCTAACTTTGCAATTGGCATGGGTAAGATAGGGGATATTACATAATGGCTGAGATCCCTAAGTTTACCGGCAATCCTGTTTACAATGAGCCTATTGGCGTTGTTACACCTATGCGTGACACCTCTGGTGAAACGCTGGCTAATATTGGTAACAAACTATTTGAGTATGACTACGCTAAGAAGTATGCCGCAGAAGAAACAAAGGGTACTCAGTTCGGGCAGACTGCTGCATTTGGCAAAGATAAAGATGGCAGAGTAATGCCAGTGGAGATACCGGAAAACTTTTCTAAGGTTGCTCGGCAGAATGCTGTGCCGGAAGCAGACAAGCGTTTCATTGAACGGCTTACATTAGACGCTCAAAAGCATGCATCTGTATTGCATGCGCAGCACGATCAAACCAAAGACTACAAAGCTTTTGGTGCTAAGTGGAAAGCATACTCAGAAGAAACATTAAAGAGACTTGGATCAGATCCATCGCTAGCTAAGTATCAATCTGTTTTAGCGCAGGCAATGGATGCAGAAGGCTTTACGCATGGCAGCAAACTATATGCTGACAGGCTTGGTGTTGAGCATAAGGCAGCGTTTGTGAACCGTGTGCAGATTTTAGAATCAGCTATCTCTAATCAAAGAGCAATGGTTGGCTTGGGTCGTGCTGACTATGAAGAACTTCCTGACGGACAAGAAGGTTTAGTTGCTCAATCTGATGTAATGCGCAACGACATTCTTGAGGTTATCGATGGTTTGGTTCAGGACTTTCCTACCCTTGCTGAACGCGAGATGATGCAAAAACTAAAAGATGATGTGAACCAAGGACATTTTCTTGGCAAGCTAGATGTTGTTGCGTCTGCTTTGATCCAGAACATCGGTGATAATTACAATCAATATACGCAAGACATTCCTATTGGTAACATTATGCAGTCTGCTCAGACCGCTATTCGTACTGGCAATATGGATAACATTACTAATCCAGAGCATCGCCGTATGTTAGAGGCTGTTGGTCTTGATGAAGTAATTGCATCAGATGGCTTTGGTGATGTGCAAGACAAGCTTGCATCTTCGTTTGACAGCGTAGAAAACAACATCGTTGCGCAAACAAAGGCTAATAAAGATAGCTTGCTGCGCGGTGCTTATAGCCGCTTGGCTGCTAGTGGTGCGCCGTTGTCTGCTAATGCTGGCGATCACATCTTGAAGACAGGCAAGTACGCGATTGGTACGCCTCAAGATTTGCTTAACAACCTTGGTGCAATTCTAACAGGTGATCGTAACGCTCCTGAGTATCAGGTGTTAATGGGTAATGGGCAGTTGCCTAAGTCTGTTACTGATGCACTAGCACCTGACATGATTGAAGGTTGGCTTGCACAGAACAGCGACAACCCAATGGCTAGTGTTATGGTACGAAACTTTGTAAAGCAATCAACGCAGCGTATGCGTGGTGGGCGTTTAGTCTACAACAGTCGCGGTATTCCTGATGACACTATCATGTTCTTTGAAACATTGGATGCTGTTGCTAACACAACCTTGTTCAAAGATTTTACCCCTGCTGATATTATGGCTAAACGAGCAGAGCGTGAGCGTGATCCATTAGCACAAGAAACTGTTAAGAAAAGAATGGCAGAGCATTTTGGTGACGCAGGCAAAAACCCAACAACGCTCGACTTTGTTCGTGACGCAACAGGCAGCACTGATGCCGCTGTAAACCTACACTTTGCTAGATACTCTGACGATCTTGTTTACACATTTGGTGCAGCAAGAGCAGCAGAGATAATTGCAAACTCTGTTGATAAAGTATTTCAAAAGTCTGACTACATGGCATTAGAAGGTGGTCAGCGCAGCTATACACGTTTTGCACCAGAGCAGCATTACAACCGTGATGGTGAGATGGACATTATTTTAGGTGCTGCGCAGACAGCACTGAAGCAAAGCAGCACAGGCAAAACTCTCAAGATGGGTAGCACTGCTTTCTTTGCGCCAACGACAGGCACAAGGCCAATTGATGGCGTACCTACTAATCTTCCTAGCTACCGCATCGTAGACAGAAATAACAAAGTAATCCTTGATAACAACATGAAGCCTATTGTTGTTGGCCCACAAGCTGTTCTTAATGCGCGTGGTGCAACTACTCAAAAGCAAATTAAAGCAGAGTTAGAAGCAGCAAACGCAGCAAGAGCAGCCTACTTAACCGGCACTAATCTGCTTGGGCAAATAAAAATACGTTCATCTGGTGGTAAAGCTTCATCGATTAGTAACGCAAGCAGATCAATTAACCAGCTATTAGATGCTCAACGTGAAAGAGCAAGGAAGTTAGCAGGGCAGAAGTAATGGATCATGGTGTTTCTGATTTCTTCATAACATTAGACAGCGGCTTTGCTGATGGCAGAGCCGTTGCTCCATCATGGACTGAAACATTCAAAGCATCCTTTACGGATCGCCTGCCTGTTGCTGGTCACTTTGAGGAGATGAGGCGGTTCAGTAATGTTGTGCGGGATGAAAGCTATGACGCTGTTTCCAATATTCCTGAGAGCCATCTTCCGTACTATGACGATCTGGTTCGTGCCAAGAACCAAGAGCATATGGACTTTCTTATTGGTGAAGTTGACCTTGCGTTAGAGCGTGACCAGATCATGGAAGAAGGCGCGCTAACAGCCAACATAGCTGGCGACATACCTAGCTTTCTAATCGGCTTCATCCCCGGTCTGAACGTGGTTGGCGGCGCATCAAAGCTTAACACGGCTATGAAGTTTGCTGCTGCTGGTTTTGTTGGCGGTGCTACATCAGAGATTATCAGAGAGCCGTTTCAAGTAGCTGATGCAGACTTTGAATCTACGCTTAACATTGCAGCGTCAACTGCATTGTCACCTGTGCTTGGCATGGGTCTGACCTACGCAAAGCCATTGATTAAATCTACAGTGAATAAGGTCATTCGTTCTGTAGATGGTGAGCAATCACGCCACATATGGGGCAGTGATGGCAGCGTCAATGTCTCTACTGTAGAAGGCAGTGACAGCACACTTAAATATTCCAACCCACTAAGCAATGACTTGCAAAAGTTTCTTGCTGACCCTGCCATGCCAGAAGGTGCAAAGTCTCTTGCTATCCGTATGTCTAGCAATGCATCGATTGCAACCAAAGGCAACATGGAAGGCAAAGCAACGCAGTCTTTAGCGCAGCGCATCCTGCCTTACTATGGTGCATTTAACTCTGTGCAGCGTGGCTTGCGTGACTTGCATGCGCAAGACATAGGCATAGGTGAGAAGGCTAGTTCTTTTGCTGGTGTGTTCTACCGTAATAACAAAGAGTATAATGCATGGCTTGCTGACACTATCACTAAGCATGTCAAAGTAAACTCTGGCAATCCTCGTATTGCTAGAGAAGCTGCTGCAACAATGACTGACAGTCAGAAGAATGCAGCCGTGTTGCTAGATAAATCATTCAAAGAGATTGGTGAGGATGCCACATTCTTTGGTGTGTTCCCTAAGAACGCAAAGCTAAAGGAACGCATTGATGCTGCAAATAAAAAGCTGGATGAGAAGACAACAAAGCTGGCCGAGCTTGAAGCCAAAATTAAAGCACAGCCCAACGCAGGCGCAACCAAAAAGCAATTCAAACTCCTCACAGATCTCGACAAAGAAATCAACAAGATCAGAGATGACGTTGACGGACTTCAAGGATTAATCAATACGCCCCCTCGTAGGGACTTTGCGTTCCCTATCTATTACGACAAGAAGCTGCTGCTCTCAGATGAGGGAGCAAGAGAGCGTCTGACTGCAAAGTTTGATGAGTGGTACACTATCGAACGCAACAACAATCCTGATCCTAAATACACTGGCACAACTAGAGCAGACGCAGAACGTACTGTTGCAAAGATATTAGAAGAAGATGCTGATGAGTTTGAGAACCTGTCATTTGGTGGTGGCAGCACCAAGCACCTAAAGGATCGCAAGACCAACATACCTGAGTGGATGATTGAGGAGTTCATCATCAAGGATGAGGACGCTCTTTACAGCTACTTTGAACGCATGGGTAAGAAGATTGCATTCGCTGAAACCTATGGTGGCAGAACAATTGATGAAGTAATGGATGCGTTCGAGACTGAGTTGCGCAAAGGCAAACTGTCTGAAGATCAGATCCTAAGTGCCAAGGCTGCTATGGTTGGTGACTATGACAGAGTGATGGGCAACTTCGTCAAGCGTCCTGATCGCTGGGATAATCAGCTAGCTAAAGCAGTCAAGTCATGGACAGGCTGGACTTACCTTGGCGGTGCTGGTGTGTCTGCTATCACTGATGTTGGCAGTATTGTTCTTGCTCATGGCTATAAGGATGTAGCTAAAGCTGGTCGGGCTGCGCTAGATGACACAGGTTTTGTAGCTGGTGTATTCCGGCAGGCTAACCTTGCTGGTGAGTTGCTTGATATCTCTCGCAACGTAGCTGCAAGAGAAATCTTGTCTGATAACGTCAAGCGCATTCAGCCTAACATGCTGGAAAAAGCCACTGCTGTTGGCAACAAAGTTTACTACACAATGAACGGTTTGATGCCTGTGACTGTTACCGGCAAGCTGCTGGATCAAATGGTTGTGCAGAATAAATTCTTTAAGCTGTCTCAGAAATGGTCAAAGGGTACAATCAACGCCACTGATCGTGAGTATCTGGCTCGTTATGGTATCGATGAGGAGATGGCTAAGATCATTGCTGATGCTCCTGTTACCAAGCATCAGTCAGAAGACTTTGTGTTCTCTAATACAGACGCTTGGGCTAGAGACACGCCGCAACAACGTGCGGCGGTACGTCAGTATCAGGCAGCTATCGCATCACACTCTAACAACACCATCATCATGGCTACTACGTTCGACAAGCCGCGTATAATGGATGGTGTGATGTATATGAAAGACAACTCATACTTCCAACAGATGCGTAAAGTTTTTCCTAAGATGTACGCAATAGACAAGAGGGCATCTACTGGTTCGACTGCTCTTGTTCGTATGGACAGCCAGCTTATGACGCTGCCATTTACGTTTATGAACTTTGCCTTTGGTGCAAACAACAAGATCATTGGTGCGATTGCTGACCCAAGCAGGGCTTACAGATTGCAGGGCGTGTCAGCATTGCTCGGTATGTCTTACCTGTCTTTGATGTGGAAAGATCAGTCATGGTGGAAAGACGCAGATAGCATCGAGACAATGGCAAGGGTTGTAGATCACTCAGGCATCTTGGGTGTGTACTCTGACATTGGCTATCGCGGTCTGGCTATGGCAGTCAACACTGGTCTGATGCGCGAGAATACATCTCCTATCCCGCCTAAATGGATTAGCGGCACACCTAGCGAAAGACAGGGTGATGCTATTACTGAAGTGTTAGGCGCACCGGCTGGACTGGGGTTGGAATATTATCGTCTTTGGGATCGCTATCTTAAAGGTGACAGGGTGGGTGCTACTAAAGACTTAGGCTACTCAATACCGTTTGTTGGGCTACCTTTGTGGCGTGATGATGCAAGAGATTTCTTTAACGCAGGCCGCCGGTAATTGTGCGTGGCAAACTGCATTACTGCATGATAGAGGATTACTATGACAATTAACTTGAGCGATAATTCACCACGAATATCCTACACTGTGGCATCTGGTGTTACACAGTCTAGCTTTACTGTGCCGTTTAAGTTTTTTGAGGAAGGCGATGTTAATGTTTATGTCGATGGTGTTCTTAAATCCATTACGACAGATTACACTGTAAGCGGCGGCAACGGCACAGGCGGCACAGTTGCAATGTCAGTCACCGGCATATCTGGTAACAGTAGCGTTGTGCTTACTCGTGATGTGGCATTAGAAAGAACAACAGATTTTCCAGCATCTGGCCCATTTGATGTGGCTAGCTTAAACAATGAGCTAGATAAAATCATTGCTGTTCAAGCAGATATAAAAAGCAGGGTTGATCGCTCAATCCAAGCAACAGATTATGATGAAGATGCATCAATTTACTTGCCATCAAAAAATGATCGCAAAGGTAAAGTATTAGCTTTTAACGCTTCAACAGGTAATGTCGAAGTTGGTGCAACACTATCTGGCATCACAGCACTTTCAGCAGTAACTAATGATATTGAAACACTAGCTGACATTGAAGATGGCACTATTGCAACAGATGCTATATCTGATCTTGCAGCAATAAGCTCGAATGTAAGCACCGTTGCATCTAACATTACTAATGTTAGCAATGTTGGCAGTAATATTTTGCATGTTGAAAATGTTAGCAACAACATGTCATCTATCACATCGGCTGTAACAAACGCAGCTACAGCAAACGCTGCTTTAGCTACATTCCAACAGTCATTTAACTCAGGAGCGTCTGCTCCAACATCTCCTACTGACGGCGATCTTTGGTACGACACAGCTAACACTCAACTTCGTGTTTATGTTGCGTCTACATCTCAGTGGGAAATAGCTGGTAGTTATTTGAATGCGTTGACTAGCACTCATTTGTTTACTGCAACGGCAGGACAAACAACATTTACTACTGACGATAATGGAAACTCTCTGTCTATTTACACAAATGGAAATACATTTGTTTACAAGAATGGTGTTCGCCTAACCATTGGCACCTCGTCTACCAATGATTATTACATTATCGGCAATGTTATTTATCTAAACGCAGGTGCGAATCTTAATGATGTGATTTTGGTCGAAGTGTTTACCAAATTTACTTCTGTGCAAGAGGCGTCATTAGATCAAAAAGTAACGGATGCTGCTACATCAGCGACTAACGCTGCTGCATCGGCATCTGCTGCTGCAACATCTCTTTCTAATATTGGCTCATCAGAAACAAATGCGGCTGCATCTGCAACATCTGCTTCTGGATCTGCCACATTAACAGCCGCAGATGCTATCTCAACAGCCGCTGATGTTGTTTCTGCCGCCGCATCTGCAGCAACAGCAACCACCCAAGCCAGCCTTGCTACCTCAAATGGTGCTGCTCAAGTAACCTTGGCGACCACTCAAGCTGGCAATGCAGCGTCATCTGCTACGGCTGCGGCTGCATCAGCTACTTCAGCATCCACTTCACAAAGTGCAGCAAGCACATCTGAATCAAATGCCTCTACCTCAGAAGCAAATGCTGCTTTATCTGCTTCGGCTGCTGCAACCTCTGCTTCAAATGCGGCAACGTCTGAATCAAATGCTGCAACTTCAGAAACAAATTCGGCAGCAAGCGCGACTGCTTCCGCAGCAAGCGCGACAAGTTCTTCTGCATCATCTACGTCAGCCGCAAGCGCACAGGCTGCTGCTGAAAGCGCAAGAGATTCTGCTCTTGCAGCGTTCGATTCATTTGATGACAGGTATCTTGGGGTGTTTGCCTCAAACCCGACAACAGACAATGATGGTAATGCATTAGTTGCTGGTAGTTTATATTTTAATTCCTCATCATCAGCTATGCAAGTTTACACTGGGTCAGGCTGGACAGCCGCATATGTGTCAGGCACAGGTTTTGCGTCTCTGTCAGGAGCGTCTTTTACTGGTGACATTACAGTACCAAACATAACACTATCTGGTACGATTGACGGCAGAGATCCATCGGCTGACGGCACAAAGCTTGACGGCATTGAAGCTGGTGCGACTGCAGATCAGACTGCATCAGAAATGATGACAGCAATTCAGACTGTTGATGGAGCATCATCCGGTCTTGATGCTGATTTGTTAGATGGGCAAGAGGGAAGTTATTATTTAGATTATAATAACGCTACAAACAAACCCACAATCCCGACAAATAACAACCAGCTTACTAATGGTGCTGGCTACATTACGTCAGTTCCGGCTCAATCCTTTGCTTCTTTAACTAGCAAGCCAACAACAATAAGTGGCTATGGAATTACAGATGCATTTAATGGTGCGTATGGTTCTTTAACTGGCTTGCCAACAATACCAACAAACAACAACCAGCTATCTAACGGCGCAGGGTACGTCACATCTTCTGGTGTTACCTCGGTTGCCACCGGCAGTGGATTAGTTGGCGGCACTATCACAAGTAGCGGAACACTCAGTGTATCATCATCATGTACGCCATCTGCAAATCAGTATTTTGGCAACAATAGTGGCGAATACAGTTACTACGATAACAACAACGCGCTTATTCGCTTCTACATAAACAGTGGCGAATATTTTAGGATGGTATCTAACGGCGATTTTCACGCTGATGGCGATGTTATTGCTTATTCAACCACCATTTCAGATGAGCGTCTAAAAACTGACATCACCAAAATCGACAGTGCGTTAGAAAAAGTTGGGCAACTTAACGGCTACACTTTCACATACAAAGCTGACGGCAAACAGTCTGCCGGTGTTATTGCACAAGAAGTAGAAAAGATACTTCCGTCTGCGGTGTCTGAAAAAGAACTGCCGTTAAAAATAGACGATGGCGTTGCGTATAAAACAGTTCAATACGATCAGCTAGTAGGTTTGCTGATTGAGGCCGTCAATGAATTAACAGATCGCGTAAAAGAGTTGGAGGCTAAAAATGGCAACGACTAAGGCAATGGTATTATCTGATCTTCTTGATGGCAATGGCGATGTCGTTGCTTCAGCACTTGATAACGCATCTTCTTTGTTTGGTTTGCCAACAGGCTGGACAATCGGCGCAAGCGGTAGCGATATGATTTTTTCATACAGTGGTACTGCAAAGTTTAAGATTGCAACCGATGGTTCTGTTACAGCAATTGATGACGTTACAGCTTATGGGAGCATTTAACTATGCCAGTACCTAGCAGTGGTCAGATAAGAATTAGCGATCTTGTTGCTGAGTTTGGTGGTTCCGCGCCTCATGCATTAAGCGAGTATTATCGTGGTGGTGCGCGTGTTCCTTCTAACAACACAAACATACCAACAAGCGGTCAGTTTCGTATGTCTAACGGATATGGCGCAGTTAATGAAATTGCTATCGCAGCCACAAGCAGCACTAACGTGGACTTGTCTAGTTTGTTTGGTGGTAACTGGACAAGCACAGTGCCAAAGCGTCTGACTATTGCTTCTGGCGTCACCATAGGCGGCACAGGATCAAGCGCAGCTATCATTATTCCAAGCAATATGGCTGGCACGTTGGTGATTGACAACGCTGGTCAGATTATAGGTAAAGGTGGCGTGCCTAACAGTGGTGCTGGTGGTCATGCTATTAGCAATTCAGCATCTTATGTTACTATAAATAACACTGGTTTCTTAGCTGGTGGCGGCGGTGCTGGTGGTTATGGTGGAACTGGCGGTTATGGTGGAAACGGCAGCTACACAACAAGCAGTACAGTGTATGAGACACGACAATTTTGGAATATGTATTACTCTTCGATTAACATTGGTAACGATGGCGCATATTGGATGTATAACGGGACTGCAGTCTATTACCCCACCAGTGTTCCAAGCTACCCAGCAGGTTACACTGTAAGTCAAGGTGATCCTGTACAATACCAATGGTGGAAGATTGCTGTCACTGGCAACTGGACTACTAGCACAACTAATAGTTCAACAGGCGGTGCTGGTGGCTCTGGTGGTACTGGCGGGTATGGTCAAGGTTACAATCAGTCAAACACAGTTGGATCTGGCGGTGCTGGCGGTGCAGCGGGCGGCACTAACGCTGGCACAGGTGGCACAGGTGGCACAGGTGGCACAGGCGGCAGCTACGGCTCTAATGGTGGAACTGGAGCAACTGGTAACACAGGTGCTAACGGCAATGCTACCGGCGGCAGTGCTGGTAGCGGTGGATCTGGAGGCGGTGCAGCAGGAGCAGCCGTAACAGGTACTTCAGTGACAATGAATAACACAGGCACACTATATGGAGCAGTCGCATGACACAGTATAATATTGAGAAGATTGAAGGCGGCATTGCAACTGTACGTTATGCCGATAATAGCTGGGCAAATCTTGTCCTTTCAGCAGACATGACACAGGAAGACCTTGATGATTTGGCATTACAGTTTGCACCAAAGACTGGCGTTGCACCTAGCTTCGCAACAGTTGGTTTCACTTCCACAGCCTCGGCTAAACCTGAGGCAGTCGAGCCAGAGTTTGTTGATGATAGACCAGCGTGGCTTATTGCAAGAGAATATGCATACGGTTCACTAGCTAGTCAGGTTGAGTATATTACAGAGAACGGTTTAGAGGCTTGGCAAACAAAGGTTGCTGAGATCAAAGCTGCTAATCCAAAGACCTAGCATGAATGGATCCAATCACCGGAATCGCTCTTGCTAGCACCGCATATAAAGCTATCTGTACTGCCTTTCAACATGGCAGAGAAATTGAGCAGATGGCTGGCGATCTCGGAAGATGGATGCAAGGCATCAACGCTGTCAAGGAAGGCCATTCTAGGGCAAAAGGCAGACGCATTGGATCGGTAGAAGAAGAAGCATTAGAAACATTTGCAGCTATGAAGAAGGCGCAGCAGATGGAGAACGAGCTTCGTAATTTTATCACTGGTCAGTACGGCATGACTGCTTGGCAGCAGATAATAAAGATACAAGCAGACATCAGGGTAAGGCAGCGGCAAGAAAAGATAGAAGCTGCAAGGCGGCAAGAAGAAATCTTTGAGTACATTCTTATTGGCGTGTCTGTGTTCGTAGTTGTTTTTGTAATAATGTGCGTTTTCTATTATGCATTAATGCAGTAGGTTAAGCCATGGATCAGAAAGATATACTTGATAGTGCAGCAATATTCGCAACGGTGGGTTCAGTGACAGAAGTTTTACCTCCGGTTGCTGCTATCTTTACTATCGTATGGACTGCACTTCGCATCTACGAGATGGATACAGTGCAACGCTGGATTAAGAAATGTTCAAAGCGTTAGTCATAGCATGTCTCATAACTAACCTTGATGAATGCATTGAGTTTGAAAATGCTCGCCACCCTCTCACCACATATGAATCCTGCAAGTCGCGCACCATGGAAATGGCTAACGATATAAATAGAATGACGCAGTACAAAGCAATTGCTTGGAAATGTCTGCCGATAAAACAGGGTACATTGACATGATTGCAATCATTAATGCAGTTGCCTCTCTTGCTGGCACATGGATGGAAGGCAAGGTCGAGACACAGAAAGCCAAGGTCGAGGTAGCCAAGCGTGTCGCTGCTGGTGAACAGGAGTGGAACCAGACAATGGCATCCGCTTCTGCATCAAGCTGGAAAGATGAGTGGCTTACAATTTTGGTAAGCATCCCCCTTATATTAGCATTCACAGGGCATGAAGACATCGTGAAGCGCGGCTTTGCTGCGCTTGACAGCATGCCTGATTTCTACAAGACAGCCGTTGGTGTTGTGTTTGCCGCTAGCTTTGGCGTTCAACAGCTAACAAAGATGTTTAAAAAATGATTGTTCTTTCCGAACTGACAGACCTCATTGCAGAGCATGAGGGGAAGTCACTATCTATGTATACCGATACAGTTGGCGTTCCAACAATCGGCTATGGACATAATCTTCAGACACCTATCTCAGAGCATGCAGCCAAAGTTATCCTTGCTGATGATGTGCGGATTGCTGTGCAAGAACTTGATGATCGCATGGATTGGTGGCGTGATCTACCTGATCCAGCGCAGCTAGTGCTGGCATCGATGGTGTTTAACCTTGGTTGGCCTCGTTTCTCGCGCTTCAAAAAGTTAATTGCTGCGCTAGAGGACAGAGACTTCAACGAGGCTGCTGCTCAAATGGAAGATTCTCTCTGGTATCAGCAAATAAAGACGCGTGGCCCAGCCCTTAAACAACTTATGTTGGATTGTAATGACACTTAGTAAAGAGCAACTTGATGAAGCCCAACAACTATATGACACACATGGCACATTAAAGTTAGCATCGGAAGCAAGCGGTATACCATTAGCAACGCTTCAGAACCGTCTTCAAAAAGCAAAAGAAAACTTTGCTGACAGCCGATATACCATCCCGCCTCTGCCAGAAGATGACATCCCTATTGATGAGGTGATCGATCATCTTCATAGCCGCTTCAAGAAACGCAAAGCTAATAAAGATGCAAAGAAATGGATACCGATTGAGATGAAATCGGATGAACCCATTGGTTTGCTATGGATGGGTGATCCTCACATCGATGACAACTATTGCGATTGGGATAATCTGCGTGAGCATCTGCGTATAATCAACGAGTATGACGGTGTGTATGGTTGCAACCTAGGTGACTACCAGAACAATTGGGTAGGCCGTCTAGGACGCTTATACGGCGAGCAAGACACCTCTCACAAGACAGCTTGGAAACTGGTCGAGTGGTTAATCAACGAGATGAACCCTCTCATTCTGATTGGCGGCAACCACGATATGTGGTCTGGTGCCGGTGATCCGCTTAAATGGATGCGCTCTCCCCATAGTATTCTTGAGGATTGGGAGGCGCGAGTTGAGTTGAAGTTCCCGAACGGCAGATCCTGCCGCATCCACGCCGCCCATGATATGCCGGGTCATTCCCAATGGAACAGCCTTCATGCCCAAAACAAGATGGCCAAGTTTAAGTCGAACGCTTCGCTGTACATCAGTGGACACAAGCACAATTGGGCTTTGGGTCAGATCGAATTGGTGGAGCAGGAAACTACAGCGTGGCTTGCCAGAGCGAGAGGCTACAAATTCCATGACACTTACGCCTTCGTCAAAGGATTTGAACAGCAGCGTTTTGGTCAGGCAATTTTTCAGATCATTGATCCGCATAATCCTAATCCTGTTTCATGGGTACAATGTTTTGCGGATCCTCTTGAGGGTGCTGAGTATCTGCAATACCGGAGATCGCTTCGGCAGTAACCGCTGCATAGCCAGCTATGTCAACAAATGAATCGTCATGGTCGGTGTGCTGAAGCCTTGCTATCTTTAGCAAGGTCATCATCATGCCTACATCTTTGACAGTGAACGGTACATCTTTATAGACAGACCATAGCTTGGCTATCCTTTTGAAGTTTGCTTCCGGTGTGCCATAGCTTGCACCTCTGTCTTGGATTGCATTGAATGCAAGCTCTAAACAATCGCTTCTGTTCATGTCTTTGTTGGCCTTCCTATTTCATTGTTGCTTTCTGAATGACCGCCAAGCTGCGACCAGCCTGTGGCTATCTCAGTTTCTCGGTGATAGAAAAGGCCAGCATCATCATGCGTAACAACGTCATCTGCAAAAGCATTATCAGGCAGCGATGCTGCATTCTGTTGCCATGCTTTCTTGTTAGCTTCCATTTCTTTGCGAGCGTTTACTTCCAACGATGGTGAGTAATGATACTGTGGCATGTCTCTGCTGTATCTTTGCGATGGTCTGATTTGTTTTCCGCGCTTCATTAATGCATTTCCTCTGTGCGTCTGGTGTGCTTAATAGGGTTAATAAAGGTGTATAAAAGTGTACAACAGTGCATAAATGCAGGTTATTAGCCAGAACAAATAACTGCGTAAGGCTTTGTTTATTAAGGAAAGAATGGTGCTGCCAGCGTGATTCGAACACGCGACCTCACCCTTACCAAGGGTAAGTACACTGTTTATAACCACCGGATTTCGTTGACGTTTTCTCATTTAAGTTTCTCCAGTGTGTCTCTGGTGTGTTCATTAGAAACTGATGCGTATCGAAACACCATCTTCTCAGATTCCCAACCACCTAATTTCATTAGAGAGTTTAAGTCAGCACCAGCCATCATCAATCGGCTGGCAAAATGGTGTCTCCAATCATGGATAGTAAAGTCATTGATGCCTGCATTTTTGCAGGCTCTATTATGCAATCCTTTGAGGCTATCTCCAAATGAATAAGGCCTGCCTGCTTTGTTAAGGAACACTAGCTGCGCGTTGCTCTGCCTTATATGGGGCAGCAACGCTTCGCGTACTCTTGGATGCATGGGTACAGTAAGAAGCTTGCCACCTTTAACCTTCAGTTGGATGGTGTTGCTCTCAAAGTTTACGCCTTGCCTCTGTAGGTTCAACGCTTCTTGTCTGCGGAATCCTTGATAGCATAGCGTAATGAAATAATGCCTGATGAACTCAGGGTAACACGACAATAATTTTTCCTGATCTTCGTAAGATAAGAACCTTACCCTATCGTTTAATTCTTTTCGCCGTGGTATACTTATGGTCACAGAAGCGTGGTTTAATATCGCTACAAGTGTCGCTCTAATACGGTTGATGTGTGAATTACTACAACCTTTCAGCTTGCGGCGAACCAAAAGGTTCCACGCTTCTGTGTTAATTTGAGATGCTGCTTTGGTTTTAAAAAAATTAGACAAGAGCAAAGCATTCCGAGTGTCAGTATCTCCGCGACCAAGAGATACCCAATCTTCTGCTAATTCAAAGAAGGGGGTGAGGTTATCCCCACCCCGCATTTCATTTATGATACGCTGCTCATAGGCTCGGCAAACCTCCTCGGCCTGCCGCCTGATCTTTTGTCCTGTCGATCTTCTGATGTTGCGTGTCTCACCCGCATAGCTGACGGTGCCACGGATGTGCCAAACTTCGCCTCTTTTGTGGATAGATAACATCGCGTCATCGATTCTTCTAACAGTTCAAACTGATCCTGATTCATTGCGAATGAGTTGCCAATCCTTAAATATTGCAACCCATTTGCTCTGACAAACCTTTTGAATGTGAGCATTGAGACTTTGTAACGCTCACACAAGTCATCAAAATGGTACGTCATTGGCAGCAATTGCTGGTTGTGCTGCTGGCTGGGGTGATGCACCGCTAGCATATTTCTCTTGTGTTTTAAGAGAGAGGAAGTTGACCCCATCTTTTGATTGTGAACGCCATGCAGCTAGCCTACGGTTGCCATCTTGTGGCCCGGAATAGGCAGGCTGCTTGTTCTCTGCTGTTGCATCAGCATTAGAATACATGCAACCGATGCGCTGATACACGACAAGGATAGCTTCGCCATTCTTGTCTGTGTCTTTGACGATAGCGACTTGCTTATTGTCACCTTCCACATCCAGCTTGCCAGTTAAGATAAGCTGCTGTGTCTCGAACGGTGGGTGCGCTGCACCCTGATTAGTGTTGTCGTATTCCATTAGAATGAAGCTCCCGCTGTTGGTGTTACCACAATGGTAGGTTTTGTTGGTGCGCCTTTAGACGCTTCGTTACCGTCATCATCTGCTGACGGCAATGCAAACGCAGCTTGTAAGCCATAGCGTTTTGCATAGGTGATACCGCTGCCCATCTTCTGAGCATCGGATGGATCTTTGCTGCGCACAGGACAGGGGCT